CTCCTCGGCGTCTGTCGGAGGCGGGGCCTCCGGGGGTGGGGTGGGTCATGCCTGCGCTTCCACCGCCTCCACGAACTGCTCGCACTCGTCCTGATAGCGGCCGATCTGCTGAGACAGCGCGGTCGTCTCACGAAGGGTCTGGTCGAGCGGTTCGTGCATGGAGTCGATGGCACTGATGCGCTGCCGGGCGCCGGACAGGAGCGTGAAGACGTCCTGCAACATGGCCGCCGCGCCTTCGAGGTCCGAGTGCGTGCGGGCGATCTTCTCTGCGTCGGTCATGGCGGGGTTCCTTGTGTTGATAGGAGTAAACTACTATCGCTGCGCGAAGGCGTCAAGGAGAAAACTACTACCGCTGGTCGTGCGAACGGTGATGGCGCCGTGTCATCACTCGAAGCCCCGCTTAGGAGGCTTGCTTGCTGTACTCGGCCTCGCGCTCTGCAACCCGCCGGATCATCTCCTGGCCCTCGCTTGAGGACAGGAGGTACGCTGTCAAGAGGTCAGGTACGCCATCGGCCAAATCGGTTGCCAGGAGCTGCCATCCTTGGAGCCCGAAAGCCTCCGCGACCGCCGACACGCTTTGCACGCGCGGCGATCCTTCCATGCGGAGCATATTGGAAACCGTTTTCTGGCTGACGCCGGCTGCCTTCGCGACGTCGTTCTGATCCCACTCGCGCTTGTCCATGAGCGCGCGCAGATTGCGGGAGAGCGTGGCACGAGGGTCCTGCTGCCGTTGAGGCATCGAACCGTTCTCCACTGATCGCCCGTAGGGACAATTATCCCGGGCATCCGTAGTAGAATTGCGCTTGACGCCCTCGCCTGACGGGAGTAAAAGGCTACTATGAACGCCGAAACCGAAATCCGATCCGAGATGCTGGACGAGACGCTGGCCCTGCTGAGGGACCGGCCCTCCGACCTCTCCTACCGCCGAATCGCGGAGGAGACCGGCCTCGGGATCTGGTGGCTCCAGATGCTCGCTCGCACGAACGGGACGAATGATCCGGGCGTGAAGCGTGTCGAGACTCTGCATCGCTACCTCGTAGGCCAGAAGGCCGCGGCGTGATGGTTCCGACCCCCGGCACGCAGTAGCCCTGCGGAGCCTTCCCCTCTCCCCGATGTCCGGGGGCATGTGTCGGGGGTCGTTTTACCCCTAGGGGGAGACGCAACGAGAGGAAAGCGACGTGAAAACTGCACAACGCTCGTTTCCACTCGTCGGAGCAGTCTCAGGGCCGACCGTCCTGAGTGACGATGAAGTGGCGCAGTACAGGACGTACGAGGACGCCCTACGTGCATCGGTCCGCACCTACAGCCGGTCGCACATCAAGCAGCGGGACCTAGCCGAGATCATCGGTATGAAGGCCCCGCAGTTCAGCAAGATCCTGTTGGGTCGGGATGCCGACGAGCGTCCTGCCCACCTCCCCGGATATGCCCGCCCGCTCCTGATGGAAGCCACGGGAAACCTGCTGGTCGCTCAGTGGGAACTCGCGCAAGTCGGCTACGGAGTCCACGCCCTGGACGACGTTCGGGCGGAGAACGCTCGCCTGCGGGCTCGGCTGGCAGAACTCGAGCGGAGGGTGGCGTGACTATTCACCCCCTCCACCCCCGCCGCCTGCACCGCTGTACCGAGTGCGCCATCCCCGTCGATCTGCCCGGGAAGTGCGCTCAGTGCCGCCTCTACGACCAGATGTTTGAGGCCACCCGAAAGGCGGTGGCGGCGGATGAGCGGGTGAGGGAACTACGAGAGAAGGGCGATAGCTGATGCCTCGAATCCGCACCGTGAAGCCGGAGTTCTTCACGTCTGAATCGATGGCGAAGTGTTCGCCGTGGGCTCGGCTGCTCGCGATCGGGCTCATGCAGCACGCCGACAGCCACGGCCGAATGAAATGGGTGCCGAGACAGATCCTCGGCAACGTCTTCCCCTGGGACGAGGACGTTGAACTCGGGCCGCTGGCCGACGAATTGGAAGCGTGCGGGTTCCTCGTTCGCTACGAGGTCGACGGTTCTAAGTACGCGGAAATCCCGGCGTTTCGCCAGCACCAGCGTCTGTCCGGGAAGGAAGCAGAGACGGACAGCTCCATCCCTGAGCCGCCTCGGGGAACAGAAGGGGAGCAGCGGGGAAGCATTGAGGTTTTCCCCGTGAAGCAGTCGGGAAACTCCCAATGTCCAGGAAAGGGAACAGGGAAAGGGAACAGGGAAAGGGAAGGGGGAACGCCTGACGGCGAACCGACGAACCCTTCGGGTCCGCCTCCGTGCCCACATCAGGAAATCGTGGACCTGTACCACGAGGTCCTTCCCGAACTGACTCACCACAAGACCTGGGACGGAGCCCGAGCGGACAACCTCCGGGCTCGATGGCGGTCCGACGCGAAACGGCAATCGCTGGACTACTGGCGGAAGTTCTTTGAGGCGGTGCGGGAATCCCCGTTCCTGATGGGCCAGATACAACCCCGTGACGGCGGCAAACCATTTGCGGCGGACCTCGAATGGCTGGTCAAGCCGCAGAACTTCAACAAGGTCATCGACGGCAAGTACCACGACGGGAGCGCGGCATGACGGACTCGCGAGTCACCGGCCTCAAGGTTCCGCCGCACTCGGTCGAGGCGGAGCAAGCGGTCCTCGGTGCGTGCCTGCTGGACGGCGGGTCGCTGGACGCGGCGCGGGAGGTCTTGGTCGCGGACGATTTCTTCCGGGCGGATCACCGACTGATCTGGCAGGCGATCTGCGAACTCCACGACCGAGGCGACGGGGTGGACGGGCTGACTGTCGGGAACCTGATGGACCGCCACCGGAGCTTCGATCGCTCGTACCTGTTCGATCTGGTCGAGGGAGTCCCGGGCGTCTCGAATACCTCCGCGTATGCCCGCGTCATCCGCGAGAAGCGCGAGCGCCGCGACGTGATCAACGCGGCAAACCACATGGCGGACATCGGGTTTGATAACGAGCCGGACGCGGTCAACCGGGCGCAGGCCGTGGCGTCTGGAATCGGCGGAGACCGGGGGCAGGGCGGCCCGGTCGAGATGCGCGACGCGCTTCGGGATTGGGTCAACGTCCTGGATCAGCGGACGCAAGGCGGGGAGCGCGGACTGAGGGTCGGACTGCGCGATCTGGACACCCGCTGGATGGGTCTCCGGCCCGGGAACGTCGTCGTGATCGCCGGTCGGCCGGGGATGGGCAAGACGCTGCTTGGGATGGCGATCGCTCAGAACGTCGCGCTTCGCGACAAGCCGGTGCTTGCGTTCTCGCTGGAAATGTCCGCGTCGGAACTCATGGACCGCTCGGTGGCGCGGATCAGTCGAGTGTCGGGGCGGGCGCTTCGCTCCGGCGAACTCGAGGACGGCGACTGGCCCCGGATCACGCAGGCGGTCTCTCAACTTCGCGACGCGCCGCTGCTGCTGGACGAGACGGGCGGACTGCACATCAACGAGCTGCGCGCGCGGGCCAGGGCACGCCACCGCCGGACGCCTCTGTCGCTGATCGTCATCGACTACCTCGGCCTCGTCCGTGCGGACGGAGATTCGCGCTACGAGCGAGTGGGCGCCGTGTCCCGCGAGGTCAAGGCGATGGCGAAGGAACTCGGCGTCCCGGTGCTGCTACTGGCCCAGCTCTCGCGTGCCGTGGAGAACCGCCCGGAGGGCAAGCGCCGCCCGGTGCTTTCCGATCTGCGGGACTCCGGCGAGATCGAGCAGGACGCGGACATCGTGGCGTTCTGCTACCGGGACGAGGTCTACAACGAGAACTCGCCGCGCGCCGGGGTGATGGAGGTCATCACTGCCAAGTGGCGCCACGGCGAGATCGGTACGGACTACCTGTTCAGCGATCTTTCGCGCTCTGACGTGACCGACACGCCGGAGGACTACCACGTGCCGCCGGAGCGGTGGGCACGACCCAAGGGACAAGCAGTGGGAGCGGATCTGTGAGCTACGACGACACCAACAGCGGCGCCCTGTTCAAGAACGACAAGGGCGACAACCCGAAGCGGCCGGACTACCGGGGCTTCGTCAACGTCAACGGCGTGGAGTTCTGGTGTTCCGGGTGGATTCGGAAGGCCGAGAAGGGGAAGCGCGCAGGGGAGACGTTCATGTCCCTGGCGCTGGAGCCGAAGGAGGAGAAGCCGTCCGCTCCGCAGCAGCAGGACACCGCCTCCGACTTCGACGACGACATCCCGTTCTGATGCCCGCCAAAGACAAAACGCTGCGGTCGAGCCGCCTGCTGACTGCCGAGGACCGCAAGCTGGTGCGCGCGCTGATCGCTGAGCGCGAGGAGGCTCGACGGACGGCGAAGGAGCTGACGAACCGGGCGATCGCGAAGAAGTTCGAGGTCTCGGAGCAGTTGATCGGGATGGTGGCGAAGGAGATCACGGGATGAGCAAGCGAAGTCGATACGAGCAGCGCGCTCGGGAGGAGGCGATAGCGAGAGCGCGTGACGGGATGCCCGCTGGTAAAGGCCCGCTGTACTGCGTCGGTCTGCCGGGCCACTTCTGCGCGAACGAGATCCCAGAACCAAGGCGAGCGCACGGATTCCCGCTGTGCGTCGCGTGCGCTGAGGTACAGGAGCGGCGGGGATGAGGGTTCTGGGCTGGGACGTAGACGAGACGATCATGCGCGAAGCTGAAGCAGTTCTTTCGGCGGGATGGTTCGACTCCGAGCATGTGCGTAAGGCGGTGTTCAACAGCGCCCCGCACGTTCGAGGCGCGGACCGCTATTGGTGGGCGTGCGAAGTGCAAAACCGGCTGTGCCAGAAGTGGCGCCGAGAGGGTCGAGTCGTTTATCGCCCCGGTCTTGGGTGGTTGGTGGCCGCATGAAATACGCCATCCGCACCGAGCCCCAGCGCGCCGAGGCCATCCGTGCCCTTGAGTCCGCGTCTCTGCCGTGCCGGATGGAGCTGCGGGAGGGGGCGGATCGGAGCCTCGAACAGAACCGCCTCGCGTTCCTGCACTACGGCGAGATTGGCAAGCACTACGGCCTGTCCGTGGACGAGGCGCACCGGCTCTGCAAGCTGAGATACGGCGCGCCGATCCTCCGGCGAGATTCGGAGGAATTCGAGGACACCTGGCAGCGCGTTATCGCCCCTCTGGACCACGAGGACCAGATGCGCGCGATGGGCCTGATCGATGTGACCTCGATCATGACCGTGCGCCAGATGGGCGAATACCTCGACACGATGTACCGCGACCAGGTGTCGCGCGGCGTCCACCTCACCGACCCCGGCGAGCCGTATGCGATGCGCGAGGCCGCCAAGGGCGTGCGGGCGAGGAGGGTGGCGTGAGCATGCCGAGGATCAAGGACGAGGACGTCTCCGGGCGCCGGTTCGGCCGACTCGTGGTCCTCGCGGTCCACGACGTCGTCCCGCAGCAGGGCACGCGAGTCCGCATCCGATGCGACTGCGGCGCCGAGAAGATCACCTACTGGAAGCGCATCCGGATCGGGGAGACGAAGTCCTGCGGCTGCCTCAGCGCCGACCTCGCGCGGGACCGGATCGAGCACGTCAACCGCGTCCGCCGACCGCCGAAGACGCGGCGCGTCTCGCACAAGCAGTACGGGCTCTCGGAGACAGAGTTGCGCTTCTCGCGAGGGGCGTGGGTATGACTCAGACCATCCGCCTCGCCGGCTACGAGTTCACCGCCGCGGAGCTGCGCGCCGTCGGCTCGCGGATCGAGGACGGCGACGCCACCGACGACGACCGCCTCAGAGCCCGGCTGCTGTGTTGGAAGGTCGCCGGGGTCATGCAGACGAACCCGGACGACCCCGACCTCCAACAACTCGCGCTGTTCGCTGGGGAGGACGGATGACTCCCTTCACCGACCTCGCCCGCCGCCAGACGCTCGTGGAGCTGTGCGCCCAACGCGACCGCTGCCAGTCCCTCGTGGAGCACGCGCAGAAAGCTCTGGATGACGCGGGCAAGCTGCTCCCGACCCGCTACGGCCTGTCCGTCGAGATCGAGCACTGCCGGCGCACCGATGAGGTCGCGCGGGAAATCGACCGCCAGTTCTGGCGCCACGCTCTTGACCTCACGGGGTTCCGTCAGGTCATGGACGCCAAGGCGCTGTCGGACTGGCTGGACGACGTGAAGGGGCCGAAGTGCCCGGCGTTCACGGAGGACACCGTGATCGCGACCTTCCTGGCCGCGGCGCAGAACGCGGGCGACCTGTTCGATCGCGGCGTCTACCGCGTGTTCCGAGCACTCGACAGCCACTACCGCAGCAACGAGCGCGACGCGTTCAAGGTCGTCGCGAACCAGCGGTACGTCCTCGCCTTCTGGGTCGACAACTGGTCCGGCCGGAAGGTCTCGTACCGGCGCCTCGACTCGCTCAACGACGTCGACCGCGTGGTGCGCACGGTGCGGGGCGAGACGTTCACCGCCCGAGCCCTCGAGTCCGCGATGAACGCCGCGTTCCAGGCTGGCGAGGACTACGAGTGCGAGGTCTACAAGGCGCGCGCATTCGCCAACGGCAACCTGCATCTCTGGATCAAGGACGCGGCCGCCGTCGATGCGATCAACGAGGCCATCGCGCGTCACGCGGGCGGGAACGCGATCCCCCGGGAGCGGGCCGCATGAACCTCCGCAAGCGCGCACAGGGCCAGGAATGCGAGGCCCGGCTACCCGGGATCTGCAATGGCAACCAGGAAACAACGGTCCTCGCGCACCTTCGCCGCTGCGGGATTGCCGGGGTAGGGCAGAAGCCCGTCGACCTGTGCGGCATCCCGATGTGCAGCGCGTGCCACGACGAGACCGACCGCCGGACTCGCCGGATTCCGGCCGAGGAACTGGACGGCTATCTGCTCGACGCGCTGTGCCGGACGCTGGATCGCTACGCCAAAGAGGGAGTCGTGCGGTGGTGATTGTCGCTGTGGACCCCGGACCCGCTGAGAGCGCCGTAGTGGCCCTCAGAGACGCGCAGCCGATAGAGGCGGGCATCTACGCCAACGACGTTGCCCGGAGCCGCCTGCAAGGGCTGTGGACGGACTACGAGGGCGCAACGCTTGCCGTGGAGATGATCGCGTCTTACGGCATGTCGGTCGGCGAGGACGTGTTCCAGACGTGCGTGGAGATCGGGCGCTTCGTGGAGTGCTGGAACGGTCCTCATGCCCTTGTCTACCGCAAGGACGTGAAGCTCCACCTGTGCCAGTCGCCGCGCGCGAAGGACCCGAACGTCCGGCAGGCGCTCATCGACCGCTTTGGCCCGGGGAAGGACGCGGCCATCGGAAAGAAGGCGAATCCAGGGCCGCTCCACGGGTTCAGGTCGCACATGTGGGCGGCGCTTGCCGTCGCCGTGACCTATCACGATCAGCAGCAGCGAGAGGCAGCGTAATGGCCGCGCCAAAGGTACTGCACCCCGGACTGCTTGATTACTGCGAGTCGGATGCGGAGCGGCAATATCTGACGGCGATCATCGAGAACCGCTGGTCTCAGACCCGCACGGCGAAAGAACTCGGGAGGAACTACACGACCGTCCAGGGTGCCGTCGAGCGCGTGAAAAGGCGGGCGGCCCTGCAAGGATTCTCCCCCGACCACGACATGATCCATACGGCGCCTGATACGCACTACGTAAAGGGCACGTCGACGCTCTACGGGGACGATGGGAGCGTCAAGCAGCAATGGGTGAAGACCAACGTCGCCCAGGATCGCATCGAAGCGATTGCGCGCGAGTTCGTGGAGGCGTGCCGGGAGGACATCCCGAGGGAGAGGCGGGTCCCGGCGCCGAAAGCCAAGAATCACGCCGAACTGCTGAATCTCTACGTAATCACGGATTACCACTACGGCATGTTGGCGTGGGGCGAGGAAACTCGGGGGCCGGATTGGGATATCCACGAGGCTGAGGACACCCTTGTCTGCTGGTTCATGCGCGCCATCGACCAGGCGCCGAAAGCGGCTGTAGGCGTGTTCTGTCTGCTCGGGGACGACCTCCACTTCGACGGTCTGGATTCCGTCACTCCGACCTCCGGGCATCTCCTCGATGCCGACACGCGGTTCCCCAAGATCGTGCGCGGGTGGATTCGGATCTGCCGCCGGATCATCCGGCTGATGCTGGAGAAGTACCAGACCGTCCACGTCATCTCCGCTGAGGGCAACCACAACCCAGTGTCGTCCATCTGGATGCGGGAATGGTTCTCGGCGCTGTACGAGGACGAGCCCCGCCTGACCGTCGATCAATCGAGCGACCCCTACTACTGCTACGAGTGGGGGCAGACCTCGCTGTTCTTCCACCACGGCCACCGTAAACGCGTGACCAACGTCTCGGACGTGTTCGTGGCGAAGTTCCGCGATGTGTTCGGGCGGACGAAACACAGCTACGGGCACATGGGGCATCTCCATCACCGCGACGTGAAGGAGAACAACCTGATGGTTGTGGAGCAGCACCGGACCCTGGCAGCGGCGGACGCCTACGCATCCCGGCACGGGTTCATGTCCGGCCGAGAGGCGCAGTGCATCACCTATCACAAGGAATACGGCGAGGTGGGGCGCGTCACCCTGTCCCCCGAGATGGTCAAGGAGGCGTCGTGAACGCAGAGGAAGTACGCAAGGAACTGGCCAGCTTTTACGCCCGCTACCCGGCCGAGGCCCACCAGGACTCGATCATGAGGCATTGGGTCCGCCTAGACCGTGGTGTGTACCGATACCGGGGCGTGATCCAGAAGGGAGAACTGAACTCGGTGATGCTGGCGCTCGGGAAGCTGATTGCGAACGACTCGCCGCCGAGGGAGTTGAACCGAGACGATGTGTTCGCGACCCGCGAGCAGACAATCCGTGTGCCCTGCGCGCACGTAGGAGGGTGGTGAGATGCGACTCGAATACGCCGAAGCCGAACCCGAGGACGAGGACGAGGAGTGGGCCATCGAGATCGCGGTGCAGACGGGCGACCCGAACATGGTCAAGCGGATCAGGCGGGCAGTGCGTCAGTGGATGGGGGACGACCCCGATCTGGCGGCGGTGCCGAGGAAGGGGGAGTGATGGACCTTGTTCTAAGCCCCAAAGATAACGTCAACAAGATACGGCTGCGCGGAGTTGAAACCTACGCACTGGAGGGCCGAACGCTGTTGGTGGTTTTTTCCGACGGCCGCGCCAGAAACTATCCACTAGCGCATCTTTGGTACTACGAGGGGCGCGTGGGTGAGGGTAGGTCTAAGCCGAAATGACCGACGCACCCCTCCAGACCCTCCTCGCCCGCCAACTCCTCGAGTACACGGTAGGCGACGCATCCCCCGAGGAAGCCTTGGAGGCGGCGCAGGAGAACCACGGAGACCTCCTAGACGCTCGCTGGCACGACGAGAGCGAGCCGCAGATCGAGTACCGAGTCCGAGTCACTGTCCGAGCGAGGCCGCATTGATGGGAGCAGCAGCAGAAGCAATCCGCGCACAGGGGTTCCGCCTGCCTGACCGGGACTGGCTGATCTGGGCCTCTCAGGCTAGGCAGTCCTGTCCGGCACGGGTGGACTACTACTCTGAGCAACCCTGGCACCGCTTCATCGTCACGACGAGCCAGTCGGGATACGAGGCGTCGACGTCTCGGGATGAGGTCGGGATGGTGACGCCGGAGGACGACTACAGGGCCGCTCAGATCGGCCGCTGGGTGGATTCTCTGGCGAAGGCGACCGACAGGGGGGCGGAACTCGCATGGGCGCTGAGGGTGCGTTGGCGGGCCTCTCGTGACGTGGTGTCGATCGCTCGGGTGTGCCGGCAGTACGCGGTCCGGCGGCAGGAGGTGTACGAGATGGCGAACGAGGCTCGGCACTGGGTCGAGGCAAATGTCCGGTATTGACGACCGCTTCCCGGACAGGTATAAGGGGTAACAGGCTCGCTGAATTAGTGCGCCACAAGTCCGTCTAGACGCCCCGCATGGTTCGCCCAGCGGGGCGTTTTCGTTTCAGATCCAGAAGGACGCTCGGATGCTCGACCGCGTGGCAGACACTTGGGGGCTGCTGACGGCCGACGTATCCGCCGGGGTTGCGACGGCGCTAGCTGCGCTTCTGACGGTAGTCGGCAGTGCTACGTATCTACTCACCGACCTGTGGACCGAGGACAAGGTGCGACAGGGCGTGGAGCAGCACGAGCAACGAGTTGAGCCTCGTCTGGACCGGATCGAGGAAAAGGCCCGCACGACGCAGGCAGCCCAGGAGGACACGAGACGCGACGTGGGAGTGATCCTCACGCGGCTGGACAGTCAAGCGGACACTCTGAACGACATCAAGCGGATGCAGGAGCGATTGCTGGAGCGGGAGCTTCGGCAGTGACCGACTGGCGCTGGCCCAACTTCACGCCCGACGAAATGGCGTGCCAGCACTGCGGGGCGAAGAACATGGACCCCGAGTTCATGGATCAACTTCAAGCCCTGCGCGACGCCTACGGGCGCCCGATGGCTGTCTCGTCGGCCTACCGTTGCCCTGACCACCCGATCGAAGACGACAAAGACCCCGAAGACGAAATCGAGAGCCCCCACGAGACCGGCCGGTGCGTGGACGTGCTGTGTTCGCACCTCGACGCCTACGAGCTTTTAGGGCTGGCTCTGGAAATGGGCTTCACGGGCATCGGGGTCAATCAGCGCGGGGACTCGCGGTTCCTGCACTTGGACACGTTGGAGGATGGGCCGCGCCGGCCTCGGCCTCACGTCTGGAGCTACTGATGAACCTTGACCGTTTCCGCGAGTTCTTCGCCTGCCTCCCCCGCATCAATGCCTGGATGGCTGACCAGTTCGACACCCGCCCTGTCGCCACCTGGGCGGTTGTGGTGACGGCCTGTCTGGTGCTGGTCGCGATCTGATGTGGGGCGCAATCGTCGGGGGCCTCGCATCCCTCGGTAAGCAATGGCTGTCCAATCGCCAGAAGGTGTCCGAGGCAAAGGCCGAGCGCGCCATTGAGCGCGTCAGGACGGACGGCACAATTGCCGAAAACCTGACGAAGGGCCTGAAGGACGAAGCCTGGACGCTGACCTTCATCGTCCCGATCTGGGTCGGCATGTACGCCACGCTAGCGGGGGATCAGGAGATGCTTGATCGCCTTGCCCAACTCCCCGCGATCCTGACCGAGTGGATTCCCGCGTGGGCGTGGGCGCTCGGTGTGGTGGTGTCGGTCGTAGTGAGCTTCGGAGGCCGCGCAACGGACGTGATGGACCGGATGCAGTGGGGCAAGCGTGGCTCGTAACCGCCCATTTCGCGCGATCCGTGAGCACATGGAGTCCGTTGAGCGGTGAGCCGTCGCTACCCCGGACAGATGGTGCGCTCGCCTGCGAGGTCACCTGTGCGGCCGATCGCGCGCGCCGTGACCGGCATCAGCACCGGGCTGTCACTGTCGCAGGCTGTCCGCGCCCTGTTCTCCGCCAACGGCGGCGACTTCACGGGCACGATGCTGGACTTCACGGACTCGACCGCGCTGTGGCAGGACACGGGGGCGACGACGCAGGCCGGCGACGGCGACACGCTTGCGCGCGTGGACGATCAGTCGGGAGAGGGCAACAATGCCACGCAGGCCACCGCCGCCGAACGCCCTGCCGTCACCACCGACGCCTTCGGCACGCTCGTCGCTTCGCCTGACGGGGCCGACGACAACATGGATCTGCCCGATGGCGTGCTTGGGGACGGGACCGATCACGTTCACGTCTTCGCGGCGTATGCGCTCGACAACGCGAACAGCGACACGAGCCCCTGTGTGGTCGGCGGTACTACAAACCCCCCCAACTATGGGCTGATCTCCAGCCACGTCTCTACGGACGGGCAGCCGCAGTTCGCGTACTCGGACAGCGCGACGTCGAATACGGAAGAAGCGATCTACAGTCGTGCACTCACCGATCACGAGACGGTGGTTCGCTCGGATTTGTTCGACCCGGGGGCTTCGGCCGTGATCCGCATCAATGGCGCGGAGGTTGCTAGGGACGAATCCGTCTATGCGGCCACCGACGATCCTGGTGTGGCAACACTATTCGGGCGGACGACTACAGCCAACCTCGCTGGCACCTGCCACGGCATCGTCGTCCTGACCGGCTCCCGAGCCATGACGTCGGCCGAGATCGCGACGGTCGAGACCTGGCTCGCCTCGCTCACGGGCGACGCGCTCCTCACGGCCGAGGCTGACACGGTCCTGCAACGCCTGTTCACGCCGGCGACGGATCTGAATGTCAACGACGGATTCTCCTCGGACGACTGGACGGACAACAGCGCCGGGGCGAGCAGCATCACGCTCAACGCCGGGTCAGACATTACGTTCAACGTCGTCAGCACCGACGCCGCGATCGCGGACCGCACGTTCCCCGTCCGCGTCGGCTATCGATACACCATCACCAGTACAGCAGACGCGGGCGTCACGGTGTCGGCAGACGAAGCGACGGCGGGCGGCAGTACCTACGGCGCTGGCGGCTCGATCACGTTCACAGCCGAGACTGAAACGGTGTACGTGCGCGCCTCGACCACGACGGACGGCGACCAAGTCACCTCGCTCTCCCTCACCGAGATCGCCGCCACCGGCGAGTGGTGGGACCTGCTTGACACGACGAAGCTCTACAGCGACGACGGGTCGACGCAGGCGGTCGCGAACGATCCCGTGTTCCGCGTCGACGGCAAGGGCTCTGCGACGTACCCGCTCAAGCAGACCACCGCCGGCTCCCGCCCTGTCCTCGACGCCACCGGCACGTTCGTCGAGTTCGACGGCGTGGACGACTTCTTCGAGGCGGTGGACCCGGACGATGATCTGGCGATCACGGGGGATCTGACGATCGTCTACGCGGGGAAGGAGACGTCGATCTCTGATGGCGCTCTGTACATCGCCTCGTCTGGAGACAGAGAAGACGAGCTCGCGTGGGGCTTCCGGGAGTCCGGTGGTGGCATGGGCTTCGTGGTGGGCGATGGCGCAAGTTTGGAGACATGGACCACCGACACGACACCGATTTCCGCCGGGACGGACTCCGTCTACTCGGCTCGCCGGGAGGGAGGTGACGTTGTGCAGGCGATCGATGTGACGGACGTGAGCGCGGATACGCTCAACCTGACCGAGGACGCCGGCGCCTCCCCCGAGACCGTGGTCGGTCGCCGCGCTTCCAGCGACAGCCTCTACTTTGACGGCGCCATCAAGCAGCTCCTCATCGCCGACCGCGCCCTGTCCACCGGCCTGCTGCTCCACATGGAGCGCGCCATCCAGGAGAAGATCGCATGAGCACCGGAATCCTCGTGATCGTCCCCGTCGCCCTGATCGACGCGGCCCGGGAGATGACCGCGCTCCGCTACATGGACGAGAGCCAGCGCGATCACTACGGCGTGCCGCTCTCCGCCGACGGCGCCGAGCCCGCGACGCACTACGCCTCGAACTGGCAGTCCGGCAGCGACGAGTTCATCGCGGCCCTGCAGGCGGGCGTCCTCGCCGATCCGTCCGAGTACCCGGAGTGGCTCGATGTCGATCTGATCGGCACCGCCTACGCCAACTACACGGTCTGGGAGCCCTACGCCGACCCGCCGACGAGCTTCGATCCGGCGCTCATCAACGTGGTCGTCACGCAGACCGGCAAGGGCGCGGAGTTCCGCACGCTCGCAGCGGCCGCCGGACTCCAGCAGGTCCAGACCGAAGCCGCATGACCCGCGCGCTCTCCCTGCTCGCCGTGCTCGTTGCGGTGTCGGGGTGCACGCCGATGATCGCCCCCGCCGGGGCGCACCGGGTCGAAGCGACCGTCGTCTTCCACCAGGACTGGCGCTGTCCTGGGCCACGAACTCATGCACCACATCGAGGGGCCGGCGCAGAACTGGCACGGCTGGACGCTGACAAGCACCTGCGCGTCGGCCTACTGGGGCGCGGCGGACGGCTGAGGCTCCGCGACGTCGCACGAGCGACTTGAACACGTAGCGAGGACAGGATCATGAGCATCGAGGTCGAGGAGGACTTCACGGCAGTCGGCAACGGCGCCAAGGTCTGGCGCGGGTTCGGGGAGTTCGACGTCGTCATCGACTTCGGCACGGGCACCGGTGTCGGGACCGTGGCTCTTCAGCGCGACGCCGGAGGCGCCGGCAACTGGGTCACCGTGAAGACGTGGAGTGACACCGCCGACGAGCCCGCCGCCATCGTGGACAGCTCCGACGAGTCGTCCCCGTGGCGCCTGCGCTGCACGGCGTACACCTCGGGGACCATCACCGCCCACGCCCGCGGCAACCGCTTCGAGGGAACCGCGAAGGACGCCGCCTGAATGAGCCTGGATGTCGACGTCCAGTTCGATACTCGGCAGGCCACGCGGTTCCTGCGCCTGCTCCGCCGCCCGGGCGTCCAGGACGCCACCCGCCGAGCCCTGAACAAGGCAGGCACGCAGACGCGCACCGAGGCGAGCAAGGGCATCCGGAAGGACCGGAACCTGAAGGCCGGCCTGATCAAGAAGCAGATGCGCCTGCGGAAAGCATCGCGGTCGCGCTTGCGCGCAGTGATCGTCGCCACGGGCAAGGTCATCAGCCTGCGCGAGTACGGCGCCAAGGCCACCCGGAAGGGGGTCACGGTCAAGGTCAGCAAGAGCAAGGGTCGCCAGCTGGTCCCGGGCGCGTTCTTCGGCCCCGGCGGCCACGTCTTCCGGCGTGAAGGCAAGAAGCGTCTGCCGATCCGGAAACTCTGGGGCCCGAGCCTGCCGTCGGCGTTCATCAAGGATGCGGTCGTCAGTGCGATGCGCTCGAAGGTCGGCAAGGTCTATCCGCGGCTGCTGAAGCACGAGGTCGAGCGAGAGATCGCCAAGGCAGCGCGCCGTGGGTGAGGGGTGGGTACCGGCCCCCTGCCAGGGCGCGGGCAGCGTGATTCTCGCGGGACAGCGCGCCGGCCGGGCGGATCGATCATCCCCCGTACACCCCACCCCTTGGGTCC